AGTGCGTCGCCCATCAGTTGGCGTTTGGTATCGTTCTTCGCCAGCGCGTCGCTGTTCAACACCCGCAGCCCAAAGTTGGTCAACGAACCAATGCGGTCGGTAATGCTGGTGATGTCAATCTCCCTCACCACATCAAACAGGGATTGACGCAAGTCGGTAAAGAAAGTTCGGGAACTGCCCAGGTCGGAACTCATCTCCAAGTTAAACAATCCCGCTGTATCACCTTGAACTTTGATGACCTTATCGGGCCCGAGTTCCACCTGCTCCAGATTGCCCGAGATGTTTCTGCCCCAGATTTGGGGATGGGCATGTAGGCGGATTATCTTGGCAATATTGGAAGCGATGAAGTTTGTCTTGTCCTGAATTCCGATGATATTGGCAATGTCGGATGTGCCATACACGTCATTAATGGACGGGAGATTCTTCCAGTGCAGAATGGGCGGAAAATCATAAGGGAACTGGACCGTGCTGACCAACATCCATTTATTTTTGGTCTGATAGGAACTCAAATAGTTCTCCACTATCCAGCTGGCTTCAGCTGATTCGCTTTCCAGGTCTGTTAAGTTCTGCGCTTGGCGGGTGATTTCCCGATAACTGATGTCGCCGATACGATATTCGATGATATATTGGTCTACGTCTTCAATGTCTTGCGGATTGGTGATAATGCGCAGATACTCGGGACAAACGGCAACCAGTCTGGGATACGAAACGCCCGTGAACAGATTGACCTTCCCGTCGGGAATTATTTTAATTGCCGCTGTGCCGTAGATAGCCGCGTTCAACGCCAATTGAAGCAATAGGTTCTCTTTCTTGTTGACATCCCAAAGGTCATTTAAATATTCCGCCTGCGCCTCCTCGCCTTCGGGAAGCTTGAAGTCAATCCCGCCATGCAGCAATTTGCTTACGCTGCGGTCAACTGCCAAACCGACAAAATTAAGGATGACATTGTCATCCGTCTTGCCGTGTATCACCCGCAACTGGTGCTTCTGCGCACCTTTGTAATATTCCACTCCCTGCTTATCCTCTGTTCGCACTTCAAGCCCATCCAACACCGAACCTGCAATGCGATTGACAAATGTATCTAATATGCTCATATCTATGCTCCTGCTATAAATCGAATGGATTATCCACCAAACTTATTCTACCACCCGCAGCCCTCAACATCAGTGCCCTGGCAATCACGGTGTCATCATGTAATCCTTCTGGTGCACTATAAGTTGACCTGCCAGTGGCGGGATTGATTCGGCGCTCATAACTTTCCAGCTCGGATGTCCAGATAATATCGCTCTGGAACTGCCATTCTGCTTTATCCAATGCCAATGCCAAGTTCTCTATCAGTGGCGGTTTGCTGGAAGCGGTGGTTTCAAAACCTCTGGCGGGCAATCCGTCCCGTATCAGCTCTTCCAGATTCGGTTCGCCAATGCTGTTCCTTTCAACCAGGATATCCTGAATATGCCACTTGTCCGCCAACGCTTTAAGCCGTTCCCGCTGAAAATGGTAATCAATCTGATTGAACCTGTCCCGTGCCAGTTCCAGATGACAATCCTGACAACCGACTGATATTGCCGTATAGTCCAGCTGCTTCGCCCAGTCCACCCCAGCCACTATATAATGCCCACGGTGCTGTTCTGGATCAGATTCCGCTGGCGCATGGAGACAGGCGGTAATGTTCCGAAATACAGCGCCCTCATCCTCCAGAAATTCAGCCAATATCTCCTGCCTGTAATTCGGCTCGGTCATGTCCTTTATGATTTCGTCTAATGCCTTGCGGGGCAGATAGGGATTGTCGTAGCTGGTGAAGTGCCAAGCCGACCATCTTCCGCTGTCATCCTGTAATGCCTGTTGGTATATCTGATAGGCATGATTTCGGCGCTTGGGCGTAAAGATAAATACGGCGTCCCCATCGTTATCCAATAACATTGGCGCACCTACTGCGTCCCAAGCCGACCTGTCCATCAATGAGAACTCGTCCAGAAACAGCAGGTCGGCATAATCTCCTCTTAATGTATCCGCATTCCAAGCCGTCTTTGCCCGCAGAAATCCGTTTCCGCATTGTAATACCCGTTCGGTCTCATTCTTATAAACATGTCGGCTGATAGTCGCTTCGCTGAAATATTGTTTGATGGCCCGCCAGTAAGCGTTGGTCTGTTCCTGCGTCGGCGCAGCATATAAAATTCTATGACCATGAATGAATCCCTCCGCTGATAAGATAGCCGCCCCAGTTGTTTTTCCGCCCCGCCTTCCCGATACAATCACCTTCCGCTTGGCATGACTGTCGATAAACTCACGCTGCTTCTGGTGGGGTTTCGGCAGCCTCAATGTTATCTGGATCTCGTTCGTCGGCATATATCACTCGGAATGTAATCTGCTGCGGCATGTTCAGGCTGACATCATCGGGAACTTTGCCATAGGCATATTCCATAAACAGCTTTTGTAATTGCCAGTTGTTGCTCATCGACCACATGCGCAATATCAGCTCAACACGGCTTATCTGCGTGCCATCCTTGCCCGTTACGGTCTCGTTGCCGATGGATAGCGCCAGCTTCCTCAACTGGGCAAGATTGGCTGCATTCTTGCCATTTATATTCCTGTCTTCTGGACGTTCACCAAAACCGCCCTTACCAGTTGGATTACTCATTTTTCAACTTCAATGAACTTGCCTTTCAAGTTCAATTATATAGCACATTATTATTTCGACCATTTATAACCGCATTTTGTCCAGGTCAATTAATAATTTTATTGTTTTTTAATAATCTATAATATTTTCGCCTGTCATAAAATTTGCGGTCAATTAAATGTAGTCCAAGTAATAACCAGTCCACAGATTCAATCAAGTAATTGTAGCAATCTTCTTTTGTTTTTAAGTTTTGGTCAACGTACAAATTTTTTATCATCATAACTAATGCCATCTCTAATTTATCCAATTTTGTTTCTTTCATTTCAACTGGTATTTCTACATTCATTGTGTTTCTCCTTTCTTTGATTTAATTCAGGCGACTAAACTTACATATCCTCGACCTCATCAGACCAGATATCGTAGTAGCCAAATTCGGCAAATCCGATTATCTTGTTTGGATTAACGCCTGCTTCTGATTGGTCAAACCCTACTCCATACCAACTCCGCCGACAGATCTCGTTTCCTGTATCGTCATAGATAACGATTGGCTGTTGGGTATAGCTTGCGCCATAGTCGGCAATCTCTTTGACCTCGCTGATATTCTTGTTATGGATAACTTCCTCGATGCCATTACAATAATCAATTACATATGTTTTTTTCATTCCTTTTCTCCTTTTATTGATCTAATCTGCTACTATATTACCACGATATCTGGATAAAGTCAAGTTAATTGACGGTTAATATTCAGGTGGATTTCTTGGTGGCTATCCTTCGGATTGTCACGTATGGGTCACCCTGGCTGATTGTCTGCCTGATCTCCGGGTGTTCTTTGGCAATCAGCATAAGTGCTTTTGTATCGACTTTAATTCGTCCATCTACATATACTGCTTGGATCTTGTCGGTTGTGACGGATTCACCTAACTGCCCTACATCCATTATTATTTCGGATTCCAGCTTCTGCCTTCGGGTCTCCTGTTCTTTCTCAATGGGATTAAATTCCTCCTGTATATCCTTAATCTTCTGCTTCTGCTCCTCGGTCAGGATGCTATCGAGCAGCGCTTGCTTCTCCATGGCTTGCTTACTTATGGATTCCTCAATCTGCGCCAGGAGCTCCAGCTTGAATCGTATTTCATTAACTGATGTACCTAATACTGGTATTTCTGCATTCATTGTGTTTCTCCTTTTAATTATTATTGCCAATCCACAGGGTCAGTCCTGGTCTGTGACATTTCCAGCCACGTGTGCGCTTGCCCGAGGAGGTGGCGGGTAGCTCCATATTCACGACCCATCATTGGCTTTGTCCAGGTCCAGATACCTCTTTAGTACCTCCTTTCTGTTCACGATTACTTCTCCATCTTTAATACCCTTGTCTATGATTATTGCCATCCTCTTTTGGTATTCTGCCCACTCATTAATTATGATGCGCAGAGCAGCCGAGAAGTTATTTATTCCTTTTGATTTTTCGAGTTGTTCTACGATTTCTCGTTCTTTCGGGGTAATGGATATACCCATCATACAGATATTGCTTTCGGTCATTTTTACTCCTGTTTATCATTAGTTATCTTTTTGATTAGCTGCAACCGCCCACATCTGGCTTGTCCATCAGTATTATAGGGTACAACCACATCAGGCAAATCTTCCCAGTAGATTTTACATAGCCACAAGTCAGATTTTCGCGAATGGTATTTACACCAATCCAAAGTGCCAAAACTAATTCCGCAACCGCAATCATCGCTTGGTATTCGGTTGACTACCTCTTCCAAATATGCTCTCTCTTCTATTTCCCAGTATTTTGGGGGGTTATAATAATTGCTGCTTCCTATTCTTTTATAGACAAAATAGCCCTCTTTGTCAAAATTAAAATTATCTTTCATAAACTGCCTGGCGGTGATTAGTCCAGTAGCGCCCGAAAGGTCGGTTTCCGTAAGATTGGTACAAAGTAGGTTAGCACCCGAT